CTTCCAGCGCGCAGTACACGACCGCACCCTGATCGACCTCGCGCCCGCGCCACGGACGCCCGAGCGCGACATGGATGGCGACGTCCAGCAGCGCAAAGGTCTTGCCCACGTTGCTGTCGCCGTACCAGACCGACATCCCGCCCTCGACCAGCAGCCCCTCGACAAAGTCGAGCGCGGCGTCGCCCGCGTGGATCTCGTCGGAGTAGACGAGCGGGAAGTGCGTCGGCGGTCGCTGCGTTTCGGTCTGTTCCTGCCGCGATGCACCCGCCGCCTCCTCCTGCCGATTTCCCGGCCCCTGGCGCGACTGTTCGCGCCGCTTGGCCTGATAGGCCGCCACGACATCCTCCAGCGCTCCCATATCGCCCCGTTCGGCCTTGGCGGCGATCTGGGCGCACTTGGCCCGCATCTCGGGCTCGGCGTTGTCGCGGCTGATCCGTCCTGGCCTCGAGAGATCGACGCGCCGCAGGAACTGCGGCCAGGCGACCTCGTAGACCTCATCGGCGGTAGGCCACGCGCCATGCTGGCCGGTCAACTCCAGCGCGACCGCGAAGACGGTGTCTCGCATGTACTCTTCGCGCCCGTCCTCGACCGGCGGCGCGAGAACCCCGAGGCTTCCTGCACCGACCGGCGAAGCGGGCGGCGGCGACGACGCAACCCGATCTCGCGGCGTCGCCCCGATCACCGGCTCGGCGCGAACCAGATCGAGCAGCCATGCCGGCGCATCCGCGATGCCTTCGGCCAGCGTGTTGGTCCAGGACCAGACATAGGGCTGACCGCTCGCGTGCATCGACGGCGGCGCGACGACGAACCCGCCCTCGCCTCGGATGTCAAGACCGGGTCCGATCTGCCGCGCGCTGTTGCGGATAGCCACGCCCTTCGGCGCGCGGAAATAGAGATGGAGCCCGCCGCCGCCCGTGCGGACCTCGGCGGTCTCGGGGAGGTCGTCATGAGCCAGCTGGAGCGCACGGAGGCTGTCGTCGCCGTCTTTGCCTGGGCCGACATCGACGTCGAGGACAAAGATGTTGCCCGACGCCGAACCCGTCAGGATGCCGACACCGTATCGCGCCCGATCGCCCGACCACCACTCGGCCACCTCCTCGCGAGGAGGACGGCGGCGCTGAAACTGCGACCATGTCATCGTCGGGTGCTTGCCTGGGCTAGCGCAGCCATCGCGCGCGCCGCAGGAGCAGATCGGCTTGCCTTCGCGATGCGCGATCACGCGGTGAACCGGGATCGGCATCAGCCCCCGGTCGTAGTAATCGAGCGCCGCTTCAAGCGGCGTCTGTGGTGTCGTGGTCATTCTGCTCTCCTCCTACGGCCCGGACAGGCCGATGCCGGGGATGTCGCCCCGGCTCGCTCGCCACTTCTGTCCGCTGGCAGGCGACGCCAGCACCAGCGCGGGGAGGGAGGACCGCGCCGATCTCGATATCAGAACTCGGTGTCGTCACCGAGAGCGGGAGGAGGCGGCATCGGAGCCGCCTTCGGCTGCGGCGGCGCGGCGACCGTCGAGCCGGTGGACGGCGGTGCGGCGACCGGCGCGGGAGCAGCCACGGCTACCGGCGTCGGGCCCGAGGTCAGCGGCAGATCCGCCGGACGCGCGACCCAGTTCACGATCTGGAGGACCGGCCTGTAGTTCGTGCTCTTTGCGCCGTTGCCCATCGCCTGAACCACCGCCTCGGTGCTCGGGCACGCGACCACCGGTAGCTTGCCTTCCTTCGCCTCGGGCGCGGCCATGTAGGCGTCGTGCAACTGGTCGATTGCCGCCTGGACGATCCCAGCTTGCGTCAACACCTCGCGGACATCGCCGCCGGCGGTCTTCGACAGCTTGAGCATGAGCCGGACCGACCGCTTGTGATCGGGGCTCGGCTGCGGCGGCATCGGCGCAGGAACGCGCGCGAACGAGGTCGAGGGCGGCGCGCCAGCGGCGAAAAGCGCCCAGCCGATGTCGATCTGCGCGAGGTCGAAGACGGCGGCGAAGCCGTTGGAGATATCGTAAACGCTGTCCTTGCCATCGACGCGGAACCACCGGCCCGCGCGGGCGTCGTATTTGACGATGGGTGTGCGGTTCTGGTTGGTGGGGATACCGAGAGCCATTTCCGTTTTCCTTTTGCGTGTGCAGTTGACCTGACTGATACCGTCAGTCGCGGATCGACTCAGAAGCCGAATAGGGTCAGCCCGTTCGCACGGGTCTGGGCATCGCTCCAATAGAAACTGTCGTAATCGGGGCAGACGATTGCGGCGAGCTCCTGCGGGTCTGCCGACACCGAAAGAAACGTGTCGAGCCGCCGCGCGATGTTTGCCAGCGCCGCGAGATGATCCGCCGGGTTCTCCAGGATGTAGACGGCGGATTTCTTCGGGGTGCAGTAGGCGAAGCGCATCGAGTAGTTCGAGAACGCTCGCGCGTACACCGCGCCCTGTCGCGCGTGGGCGACTTTGATGGAGGAGGGGAGCGTGCTGGACGTCTTCAAGTCGATGATGCAGCCGTGCTGGTGAAACACGAAATCGGTGTATCCGATGCACGGCACCGGCACGCCATCGAGCGCCACCTCGACGCGGTGCTGCCGACCGTCCTCGGGGACATCCGGCTGTCCGTAGGGCGCAAGCGCGCTCCATGCCTGGCGCAGCATGGAGTCGATCTTCGCGCGTGCGTCAACGTCGTCGCAGAGTTCGTCGTAGCGCGCCGCTGCGAGTGCCGATGCGGCCTCAATATTGTTCGCGCGCCCGAGCAGCGCCGACTCGACGCCCGCCTCGACGGCGGTGCCGACATGCGCGGCGGGACCGACGCGGCCCTTCTTTCCGACCAGACGCTCCATCACCCAGAGCGCCGGTTCGGCGGCGAACAGGTTGAGGGACGACGCGGAAACGTGCGGGATACGGTGGAGAAGCAAGCCTGACATGATGTGTCCTCGATACGGGTTGATAAGGTGGCGGGAGCAGCCATCGCCCTTTGCATGGTAAGCCGAGGGAGGCGTTGACGCGCTGAAGCACGCTGGACCGCTTGGGAGGCGCGGCCCGCCGGCCGCGCGCAGGGAGGAGCCTCGGCCCGTCTTGTCAGATGTCGAGGCGCAGCTGCACGCCCAGCCGGTCGGCGTAGAGCCGGACCAGCGCGAGGCGTGCTTCTTCCTTCTGTCGGCGTTTCTCGGAATGCCGCATCTCCACGACCTTGACCAGCGCGCCGCCGTCGTAGCCCGCCGCCGTCGCTTCGGCCTTGATCGCCGCTAGATCTTCGCGCGCATCCTCAATGCCCTGGATCGCCATTTCGATCCGGTCGGCGAAACGGGACAGATCGTCATTGGTCATCGTGCATCTCCTCAAGGGTTATCTCGGCGCGAGGGTTCTCGCGGTCGAGGTGGTGATAGAGGTGCATCTCGCGCACCTGGCGGTCGTTACGGTAGACGATATCCTGGAGGGCGTCCAGTATCAGCGAGACGTCCAGATCGGGACGGCGCGAGGCGTAGTAGACATCGGCGGTCATCCGCAGATCGCCCTCAAGCAGCGGCACCAGCGGCGGATAGGTCCCCTTGACCGCCGCGACGTAATCGAGGGCCTTCTGCGACTTGATCAACCGAGCCTGTCCTCGGATCGTGACGAGGCGGCGGCTGTTCGCCTTCGACGCTGGCTCGCCGTGCAGGATCAGGCGGACGGACCGCATCATTCCTCGTGGCCCGCTGCCGCGAGACGGTGTGCCAGCGCGACATAGCCCGCCGCATCGACGTAGTCGTCGCGGTTGTAGACGCCGGTCTGCGTGCGCGCGATCTTGAGGAGCGCCATCATGATCGCGACGTCGTGCGGCGTCATCTGCGCGTCGCGCGAGACGCGGCACCAGGCGTCCCAGAGCGTCGCGATGTTCGCGAGGTTCTCCTCGGCCTTGCCGTGCGTGCGCTCGCGGTCCGCCGAGATGATCTCCTCGGCCTCGCGTAGGATGCTCATGGCTTTCATTCGGCTCTCCTCAGTGGCTGGACTTGGTAGCCGCCCCAGCCTAGAGCGGTGCGGCGGAACGACGAAACGGCGATGGCGTCGAGATCGAGGGAGGACTGGAGCGACGGCGGCTCGATGCGCTCGCGACCGAACCACTTCCGCCCCGGCTCGTCGCGTTCCTCATCACTCATAATTGCTCTTCCCGCCGCCACGATTGACCGCAAACGTTGTGCCGCGCTCTCGCCTCGTCCTGCGTCGAGACGAGCAGACTGCCGAGCGGCTGATGCCGAGAGCGGCGGCGATCTTTTCCTGGCTCTGCCCATTCATTGTCCGACGCCGAACCTCGGCGTCGTCAACGGGCGTAGAGGATTTCGCTGGGGATTCGTTATAGATGCCCGGCGACGCCGCCGCCATCAACGCCGCACTTGATCCGCACGGAGACCGAGCCGGGGGCGGCGCTGCTCGCCAGAGGATGCGAGCAGCCGCGAGACTGCGCGGATGGTCCTCGTACTCGATCTCGCCCGCTTGAGAGCGCCACCGCTCGTCCTGCTTCTCGTAGTTGATCGCCACCTCATCTGCCCGGTCCGGGCTGCGGAGCGGAGCGCATGGAGCGGGGGCGGCGAGATAGGCGACGTGCGGGAGCAGTGCGCGCGATTTCGGCCCGACAATCCAGCCATTGCAGGCGGCGTTGCTCACGGCGTATCTGAGCCGCTGCTCGTCCTCATGTCCGAACGCCTCGCGCAGCTGCGCGCCGGTCATCTGGCCGTGCTGGCGGACCATGTCCGCGATGTGTCTCGACAGGCTCATCGCAGCGCCTCCGGATCGATGTGGAGTCCGAGCGCCCGGGCGAGGCGCGCGACCTGGTAGTGCCGCCGTGCGGGGATCGCGCCGCGTCGGGACCAGTTCGACACCGCTTGTGGCGAGATGCCGAGGACGCGCGCGAGCGCGGTGTTGCCGCCGAGGTGGAAAACGAGTTGAGCGACTGTCATGCGGCGAGGATACACCCGCCGTTTAGCCCGTCAAGCGCCAAACGCATAGCGCCATGCGGGGATTGCATGGCAGATTGTGTTGCGTCATGAAACAGGACGTTTATATTCCTGTTCATCGAATCCACCGAAACCGGCGCTGCGGCGCCACCTCCAGGGAGGCTTCCATGCCCCAGTCGCTTCACCAGTACCGCGCCGCCTTCTCTCGCACGATCTCCTGCGCGGAAAAGCAGATCGCGCTGCGGCACATTCGCAACGCTCTTGCGCTGCGCGGGCGCAACGATGGGCACGTTGCTGAATTGACGGCGCTTCTGCCGATGCTGCTGGCGATCGCTCAGGAGCGCACTCTGAAGGAATGGGCGGCGCGCGCCTGACACATAGCAGGGTCGAGGAAACAGCACTCCTCGACCCTGTCACTCTCGACTACTTTTACCCCATCGCAACCGGCCGACCCGGCCGCAACGGAGGACAAGCCGATGACCAAATGGGAACAGATGCCGCAGGACGCGGGTCAGATCGTCAGCGTCAGCTATCGCTGCGACTGGGATGCGGGCGTGCTCTGGTGCCGGACCTACGACGCGAGCGACCGCTCGACGCTGATCGAGCGCGCGGAGATCACCGACGCCGAGCAGGAGTACGACCCGGCGAACAATGTGCTCCCGCCGCACGGCGAGTGGGTGTTGGTGTCGCGCTTCGTCGCGGCCTGATCGATCAGACAGAGGGAGATGAAAGCCATGGATAGGGTGATGAAAGCCATGAGTGACGATGTAGCAGTCCTGTCTGGACACCCCTTCGCCGGCTCGCCCCAATGGGGCTACGTCGCGCGAGTCACCGCCGACGGCGCGGTCATCGTCTGGGATGACGTGGCTGGTCACTGGACGACGTGCCATAGCCTGACCCCCAGGCAGATCGCCTACGTCAAGCGGCGCGCCACCCGCAACGCCTGACCCTCCCGGCTACCGCTCGTTCGCGGGCGGCAGCAGGGAGCGCCAGGGTGGCGCGCCAGCAACAGGAGGACGACATGCCCGGAACCGGGATACATCTCAACCGAGGCGAGACGCTCAGCGTCCGCTGGATCTGGCCCGCCGACGAGGC